CAATATTAGATATTCCACCTAATGCACCTACCCCCATCCATTCCTGATTACTCCAGAATAAGCTTTGACCAGAACTATTTACATAAGTTGGGTTGTCTTTGATATCAAGAAAAACAAACAATACTGGTCTTGCATGATTAGGCGCAGCCATTATTCAATAGCCTCTCTGAATTTCATAGTCATAGGTTCATGCTTTCCGCACGTTGTAGCCGTATAAGCGTAATTTTCTAACATACGGACTATGCAAGTAGGGTTTAAATAATTAACGGAAGTACCAGCACTTGTTGGTCTTCTTAATGGTGGCTCAAAATATATTTTTCGATCACCAGATTCAAAGTTTTTAGTAAGTTTTACAAGCTGGTCTTCAATTTGAATGTAATCTGCTCTCAGTAATAATTCATTTTCTGAGTTAGTATTAATTTTTCCTGAGATATTAATTAATGCTTGTGTGTAAGCTTCTTCATAACCTGGTCTAATACCGTTAGCATTATCCCACTCATTACTGTTGATAAGCGTTGGTTGAACATCGATAGAATTAACACTTATACAAGTATCACCAGCATTAGCATTTTCTGATATGACAATATCACCAGAATAATCATATTCGTATGTTAGTTTAAATTCGTATTCCTCAAAATAACCCGCCGTAGGCCAATGATCTTGAAAAGGAAAATGATCTGGATGCGGATATAATGACTCACCTTCTATTTTTGGAAGTATCTGTTTATCACAAGCACTAAATTTTCCTGAACCCAAAGTTCCACATTTAGCACGCCATGTTGGATCAGAGAATCTAAAACGGCCTGTACTACCTCTTAGTTTATTTAAGAATACATCTGTATCTCTAAATAAATCATCCATTTCTTTATCGCAGCAATTACGCTCATTTCTGCCTATGGTTATAGAACCAGCCCACGCTTGACCTGGTAATTCTAAAGTCTGAATAGAGTTAGTAAAACGTGACGTGAATTCTGCATCATTTGTTAAAGGTCCAAATGTTGACGATTGATATTGAATTGTTTCAGGCAATTCGATTAACGGTAAACCGCTTCTGGTTGTTGTATATCCAATAGTCATTTATTTTCTTAACCTCGCACCGCGTGAAGCTGCACCACCTTTCTGAAATGATTGGTTCACTAATGATGGTATTTGTTTGGCAAACTCTTGTTTGTCTTGAGCAAGAACTTGTCTTATTTCTTCAATGTCGGCTCCGCTTTCTGCTTGAATTACCGGCGAGTAATTGATCTGAACCCCACCACCACCAGTTTCACCTTTAAAGCTAACTGGAATACTTCTTCCATCTGGCAAAGGAACAAAGGCTTCATTCATCCGTCCCTCACCAAATACAGCATGATTCCACCATCAGCAAAGAAACTAGCGAGAATATTTCCAATAGCTCCGCCACCAGTACGACCACCCGATGCAGTACGCTCTCCAAATAACGAGTCTAGTAACGGCTTATAAACGAACATTCTAAGTATTTCGTCAATAACCGTGTCAGCGAAGTTTTTAAAACTTAATGAGCCAGATTTTAAAGAGTTTTCTAAATCGCTCTCAAAAGAATCTGCAAACTGTCCCATTTGAGTTGTTGATTTTTCTAATTCTTGTCTTGATTCAATTAATCCAGCAGCAAATTGAACTTGTGAAGGGGTTAATCCATCAAGTGATAGTTTGAACCTAAGTAGCTTTTCCTCAGTTAATTCAAACTCTTGACCTTGAGCTTTTATTTGTTCTTTAACTTCTTTAAATAGATTGGCTTGTTTTTGACCAACTAACGTATCAATTTCATCATCTGAAAAGTCACCAGTTTGTCCCAATTCATCACGGAATTGTTCTATAGGATTGTTACCTATTGAAGCACTCTCTCTCCTGAGTTCAATCTGCTTTTGAAGAAACTTGTTCGATAAGTCATAAGCATCTTGTGCTTTTTTTATTTCTTCGTTAAATGCTTTCTCAGATAGAACTCCTGTTGCGTTTAATTCATTAAGTTCTTTTTTTCGTGCGTTGTATTCAATTAAAGGATCATTAGCCCTATTTAATTCAATCGCTTGTTCTTTTAATTGCTCTAAACGTCTTTCTTCTTCAGTAGTTTCTTTTTCTTTTACTTTTGTAGCTTCTGCTAATTCATCGCGGAATTTTTTTACAACGACCAGATATTCAATTTCAGTTAATTTTCCAGCTTCTTTAAGCTTATTGGCTCTATCTAACTGCTGATTGTATTTTTCTTGTGGATCAGCAGAAGCAAGCAAAGCATCTGCCTCTCGTTGCTGTTGATCCACTTTCTCTTTCTGCTGCTTAGTTGTTGCTGTGAATTTTTTCTCAAGACGAGTGAGTGTTAGTTCCTGAATTTTCTCATTAAATCTTGCTTGAGGGTTTATTCCTTCTTTTATTTGGTCAGCTTGTTTTTGAAGCTCAATTGTTCTTTGTCTTAAATTCGCAGCTTCTTCTGCACCAGCATTAGCTCTATCTGCTCTTGATCTATTTGAGTTTGATAAATTTAAATTTTGTTGTATTTGTTCTGTATTTTTTTCTAATTCTCTTAAAGTATCTTGTCTTTGTTTAACAATAGCTCTAAGTTCATCCAAGTTTCCAACAGTATTTAATCTTGCTCCATTATTACCTGGACCGGGCGAGTCTCTGAAATTACTATCATCAAATTCTGATTCCCTTAATTCATTCTGTGCTCTAGCTAATTGAGTTTTAGCTAATCTTATTTCTGCGTTTGCTTCCTCTCTAATTGCTTTCGATCTATCTTTTGATGCGGTAGTAGATTCCTCAGTTAATTTTTTAACTTTTTGTAGTGCTTCAAAATGATCATCTTGTGCATCTTCAAGTTCTTGAGAGTCAGTAATAGCACCAAGAATTTCTTTTCTATAAGAAAATAATGCTGCTGCAGCAATTAAAAACACACCTGTAGGTCCACCTAACAGAGTCATTGCTCCACCTAGTCCACGAGCAGCTAAAGATGCCCTACCTGTGGCAACTGCACTTGCTGATACAGCGGCAGCATAACTTGCTTCAGATGCAATAAGTGCTGAATTTGCAGCTGTTAATCTTGCTTTGGCTGCAGTATAGATATGAACAGTTCTAGTAGATTGTGTTGTTGCCGTAATAGCTTTTAAACTTGCAGCAGCTCCCGCTTGCTCTGATCTTGCAGCTGTCAGTATTGCAGATGATTTCGCAAGGCTTGCTTTAGCTGCGTCTGCCTCTGAAATAGCTAAAGCTTTATTACTAGCTGATAATTGTATTTGTTTGGCTAAATATCCATTTAGAGAGCCGATCAATTTACCACTAAAAATAGCAGAAACTAAACCAAGTCCAATTTCCAAAGTATTAATATTTTCAGAAGCTGCGACAATACTATCAGCGAGCAATCTATTAAATCCTGTAGCCTCGTTAGCGGCACCTACATATTCAGTTAGATTATTGGTCCATATTTGTTGAGCTCTATCTACAGTGACAGATAAACCCTGAAATTCTTCATTGATTTGTGCTGTTTGCGTTTCTAACGCTTTCAGTACCACATTAGCAGTTAATGCGCCTTCTGCACCTAATGCCTTTAATGCTCCTATAGGAACATCTAAACCATCAGCAATTGCTTTTAATAGTCTAGGTGCAGCTTCGCGCAACGCTCGTAATTCATCGCCACCAAGTACATCAGCAGATAATGCTTGAGCAAACTGTAATCTGGTTGAAATAGCTTCTTGAGTTGTAGCTGAATTAATTTGAAGGGTTTGATTGACTGTTTCTAGTATCTTTAGCGTTTCTTCTGAGCCTTTACCAAGTCGTTCAGTAGCAAAACTTAATTTATTAAATGCTGCTGAATTAGAATCGATACCACTAAAGGTACGATTAGATATTTCTAATAATTGGGTTCTTACTTCAAGTAGACGTGATTCAGAGGCAGCCACACCATCAGAGGTTTTAATACCAAGAGATAGCCTTTCATTGATCTTGGTATATTGATCACCCAACATCGTTGTTTGACTGATGAGAGACTGCAAACCAATAGCACCAACAAAAGATGCAACTACTCTAGGGTCAAATGCATTACGCATTCCTTGCTCAGTGTTTCTAAGCTCTTGCCTTAGTTGCTGATTGTTTTTTCTAAGGGAATTGTAAGCTGCGCGTGTTCGATCCTCTGCGCTTAATACAATTCTATGGTTTGACGTTCTTCGCATTCTCAAACTCTATGTTTTGAACAACAGCCTTTTGCCAGCGTTCATCAACGGATCGATGCGCTCTACTTAAAACTGGTTCGTTTAATAAGGTATGGCCTACTGATACAGCCTGAAGTTTTCTAACTGGTAAGCGGTTTTTTCTGAGTCTATTTCTAGCGTCACGACCTGAAGCATTCTTAGTTTTATCGAACTTACGCTTAAAAGCGCCTCTATAACCATGCTTTATAGTTTTTTCGATAAAAGCACCTTCGATCAATTGTCTTCGACCGCTCTTGCCTCTGAATGTGACACCTTTCTTAGTCTGCCTTGCTCCAAACGCTGTTACAGGTAAACGTCTGCTCGATCCATTTATTTCAGCTTCTAAGAATGATGGTTTTGCATTTCTGGTTCTAATAACTCTGCGAAGAAACTTTATTTGCGCGCCTGATACCTTCGACACTTCTCTAACAACATCAGTTCTTACACCTTTAACGGTTCGATTAAGTGAGCGAGAAAGTATTCTTCGCCCACTACTCGCGTTACCGTAAAGTGCTCTAACCTCACTATCATCAACTTCAATTCTAGTTCTAGGCATTACTCAACTTATCCAAAATAGATTTAAGATTTTTACCGTCACCCATAGCAATAGCAATACCTTGAATAGTTCTGCCGTATTCATGGTCGCGGTTTTTAAGGTAATAGGAATAGTAAAGGTCGATTTGACGTTTTGTGAGATTAGGGATATCTGATTTAGAGAAACCGATATCCATTAAAGCAGAATATATTTTTATCCATCCACTTCGGGGTTTTTCAGGTCTTCGATTGTTTCCTGTTTCTTCTGTTTGACTGTCATTGCTGTCAACAGTCTTCGGCCAAAAAAACCAGAATGTACCCCAAAGAATGTTACTAATAGGAAATAACCGTCACCATCAGTTAAACTTTCGATGAACTTCTTATCTTTACCAGTAGACATTTCAAGCATTTTAAAGCTAACTTCTTCGTGCTCGTAAAGACATGAAATAGCGTTATCTGACTCTAAAGCCTGACCGTCATAGCACTTAGACAACGAATCAACTAAAGGGGTTAATAACCCCCCTAGCTTCATAGACTGACCAAATGTAATCTCATTAACAGTTATTGTTTCACCGTTAATTTCGATTTCTTGATTAGGTTCTAATATTTCCAGTTCGTTTTCTGGTTTAGACATTATGTTCTACATCCACACAGAAATACTTAGATTCATCAGCACCAGTAATAGAATCATCTTTGAGATTCTCACCGCTTAACGTTACTGGTGTAAACTCATCCGTTATTAATGGGATAGATTCAGCAGGGTTTGGCTTGAATCTGTGGATAGTTAAATCTTTGATTTAGCAACTGACGTGTAGTCGATAAGCAAGTCTGTAGCATCAGCAATACCACCACCATCTACAATTTCAATTCCGTATTCAGTAACGGTATAGTCTACATCTACAGTGTATGGTGCATTTGTACCCGCATCTTTTACAACTGGTGCAACCGTCTTATCCATTAACTCAAGTAATGAAATAGAACGACACTGATAACCAGTATGTGCTTCATCGGCAATCACAGCGATAGGTGATTCAGTAGACTTACCACCTGTCAATAAAGCCCAATTAGGAGCACACAAGTTCCATAAGTCCATTGTTAGATTAGATGCATCGATAAATGAACGTGTTGAACAATTACCTCCACCTGTTTCTGTGTAATCTGTAACGGAATCTTCAGTTACCGTATTACTAATATTTACATTATTAATGTTGCCAAGAAAAATTAAACCCTTACCATCAGGGTCTACTTTTACTTTTCCTTTACCTACATAAGTGTAGTCACAAGTTCCACATAGCTTAGCCATGATATTTATTCCTCTTTACAGTGATTTTCCGTATATTTAAAAGTGAAGTCAGCAGATACAGAAATAAACTTACCACCTGACTGTCTTCCAGCTTCCGAATCACCGTCAAAGGTGAATTCTTTACAAAGTTTTTTTAGGTCGTTATCGACCATGATTAATCTTTTACATTGATCTAATAAAGCCTCAATCTGAGGGAAAGGATCGTCAGTTTTATCAATATTGACTACCTCAATACTTATAGGTAGTTCAATTTGATATTTGTGAATATCAAGCGCTTTATTAACAGCCTTAGATTCACCAATTATTACGTTAGCTAAAGGAAAATTATCTTCTTCGTTGAAAGCTTCTCTATCTCTAAAGACTTCCTCTAACTCAGCCTCTAACCGCGCAATAACTTCTGCAATTACATCTGAACGTCTACTCATGTTCGCCACCGAAAACAATATTCATATGACCATCACCTTCTGAATGTCCGCGTAATCTACGGTTGTTATCGTCACGGCGATCAACTCTAAATAATTGACCATCCATTTCGATCAAACTACCTGTAGGAATCTCTGGAACCTCTGTTGTTCTAAACTTAAAACGATGGATTATTTCAATAACATCAGTTTCATAAGGCGTATATTCTTCAGGGTTTTTGTCATAAATACAGTCAACTTCGATAAAATCCTCATCTGGTAACTGCAAGAAAACAGTTCTGCCAAATACGGGAAATATTTCATCCGTTAGCTGTGATTTAAGACCATGAAATAAACTAGACATAATTAAAAAAGGCCGCGATTAAGCGACCTTTCTATCTCCTTCCTATCAGGTAGATTTACTTACCCGGATCGAGCTTATCTTTACCGTCAGACTTTTTATCGTCTTTACCGTCAGACTTTTTCGCCGCTTCTTCATCAGCTAGTCTTTTAGCTTCTGCTTCTTCACGCGCTTTTGCTGCAAGTTGTTCTTCAGCAGAAGGTTTACCGACAGCATCAAGCTTTTCAAAGCGCTTCAATACCATATCAGGAATAGCGTGATCTTTAGTAATCTCAGTACCAGATGCTATAACCTGACGGCGTTTGTTTTTGTCTGTATAGACAAGTTTTGTTTTTGCAATTTTCATAATATTTTCCTTTAAAGAACCATCATTACAGCAGATGCATCTGGATTACCAGGTACAACTAACGGCGCTGCTTCTGTTTGTGCAAGTTTCTTGCCTACGTTGTGGTCATACCAACGATCAACAAAACGAGTGCTTGAAGACATACCAGCATCTTTAGCAACATCGTTTTCAATCTCACCGTATGCAACTAATCCTTGTAAACCTTCTACAGACATACCAGCAACAAGACCGTCAGCTAGATATTTAGTATCAACACCGTTGTCGTCGAAAGAGCCGTTATAAACCCAAATAGCAATGTCGCCTACCATTCCTTTAAATGAAACTGTTTTGAAAGCTTCAGGTGTAAGGTTTGGCAATTGGGGATCACGGATAACACTTGCAAGTTCAAAGAACTTAGAAATATCTGTGTTCTGCATCATGTGACGATAAGTCGTACCGTTCATAACAGCTAAATCCATTGTCATTTGACAACCTTCATAAACTGCTTCTGAAAGGTCTTCTAAATCTTGACCAGGTTGTGAATAAGTAGCATCGTCCCAAGTCATACCAATAGTAAGACTGTTATTAGGGTCACGTCCAAAATCAACATTGTATTCTGGGTGATGATCTGAAGTCACATTGTAAGAGCCATTAACAATAGCCATTACCGCCATCCACTCTAAACGATTTTGAATAGCTTCTTCGTGCTGTTCTAAAACATCCATAGTGTCCATTTCAAGCTTTTCAGCAGCGCTCATATCGTTGCATGGTTCTTGACCAAAACGACGAGTCTTACTGCATTGACCTGGTGCATCCTTCAATCGAATGTAAGCAGGGTCAAGTGTCAACGTACTGAATCCACCTTCAGCAATCGGAACACCTTCAACACAATGTGAAACGAATGGCGCAATTTTGCGTTTACGTTTACTAATATCAATCCCGATCTTTTTGCCGTCTGGGTCCTGTATATCTTGGAATGCAAGGTTTAAGAAAAACGTCAATGGACGTTCAAAAACCTTGATTGCCTTATTTAATCTAAAACATGTATCGCTCATTAGAATTACTCCTTCTTAGTAGCGTTTAACTAATTGAATGTCGCTTGAGAGAGCAACTTTAACGTTTTCAAGATTGGCACCACCTAAATCAACTAATGCTTCATTGAAACGACCTTCAACATACACTTCTGCTCGTTGAGCGGTTGCACCAGGTGCAAAATCATAAGCAGCGATTGCATGTGCTGCAGCTGATTGACCACCAATCATTTTCTTTAATTCAATACCGTCAAGATAAAGAACGTCACCGCGTGTAAGTGTCTCACCAGCAGCAATCAAAAGACTGTGTGTGTTAATTTCATTACCAACTATTAAACGATCTTCTGTAGTTGATGTGTTTGTGCTTTCAGGATTACAACAGCTCATTACGCCACTCCTTTATCTTCTTTGTATTTAGACTGCCATTTAGCAATAGCTTTGTCTTCGGCTGTCATTTCTTTACCAGATTCATC